AACGAACAATGCTTATTCAGAGGCAGTCACAATTAATTATGCAATTCTCCACACGCAAGGATAATCATGTTAAAGAAATCAGCCTCAAAGAAAGCATTTAAAGAGAACGTGAAAACAGAAATCAAAGAAGGCCGTCCAGTTAAGCAAGCGGTTGCAATTGCTTACTCTGAGAAAAGACAGGCAGAGAAAAAGAAAAAGAAATGAAGCACGATAAGCCAATCCCTCACAAGACAGTTGGTAAGGGTAAGACCTATAACCCAACAAGTAAGGGCGCAGGGATGACGGCAAAAGGTCGGGCTGAGTACAACGAGAAAAACGGATCACACCTAAAACCGCCTGCTCCAAATCCGAAAACAAAGAAAGATGAGGGGCGCAAGGCTAGTTTTTGTGCACGCATGGAAGGTGTTGTAAAAAACGCAAAAGGGCCTGCTGAAAGGGCTAAAGCATCATTAAAGAACTGGAAGTGCTAATGAAACCTGGACTTTATGCGAATATCCATAAAAAGCAAGAACGGATAAAAAAAGAAAAGGCCGAGGATAAGCCAGTTGAAAAGATGAGGCCAGTTGGGTCAAAGGGTGCTCCAACTGAAAAGGCATTCAAGGAGTCTGCAAAGACTGCTATGCCTGCAAAACCAAAAAAGAAGAAGTGAGCAGGTCTAACGTCACAATAGACATTGATGACGAAACAAGCGAAGTAACAATTCATATTCTTGGAGAAGGTTTGGCTTTACAGGTTGCACACGACTGGGTAACACTTCTTAGGCAACATGGATTTGACGTAGACATTGAACAACAACCGCAAACGATAAACTAAAATGCCCTCCTTGCAAGACTTATTAGACGCAGATAAGCCTTATTTTGGTAATCCAAATATTACCAAGCAAGGACAAAAAAGCACAAAATTAGCTCAATTAAGAGATGTAAACACTTTACCAGACCCTAAGACATACGCATTTATTTCGGGTTTAGCTGGAACTGCTCCAGATGAGATGGGATTTAGCGTATTACATCCAGACGCTGAAAACATTAAAAAATCAGCCGAAGCAGGATATGCTTTAAGTTTAATATCACAATTAGCACCTTTAGCACCAAAATACGCAAAAATTGCAGGAAGTGCAATTAATGACGCAATGGTTTATGGTGCAGGGCCATTGGCTAAAATAACTCCTCAACCAATGAGGATGACTACTTGGCATGGTAGTCCACACACATTCAACAAGTTTGACATGAGCAAGATTGGAACTGGTGAAGGGTCACAGGCTTATGGTCATGGGCTTTATGTTGCTCAAAATCCAAATGTAGCAAAAGAATATCAAAAAATAGTACAAGGCCCCGAATCTGCTGCACAACAATATTTGAAAGAATACAAAACTCGTAAAGAAGCTATTTCTGCTTTAGAGTATGGAATAACACCAAATTTAACACCTGAAGCTAAAAAATTCTCAGAAGATGCTATTAATATTTTGAAATCAGGAAAAGAACTTAAAGGAAATCTTTACAAAGTAGACCTACCAGACGAACACATAGCAAAAATGCTTGATTGGGATAAGCCTTTAAGTCAACAACCTAAAAACGTACAAAAAGCATTTAATTCAATTATCAAAGATTCCTCATTATTGGATGAAGATACTTTAAAAGGATTGAAATCTAACCCAGATCCAACAGGTAAATCGTTTTATACCCAATTAAGTATGAGCGACAAGATTGGTCATCCCTCCGAAGCATCTAATATTTTGAATAAACTGGATGTTCCAGGAATTAAATATTTAGACGAACAAAGCCGAGGAGCGGGTGAAGGAACTAGAAACTTTGTTATTTTTGACCCAAATCTAGCAAAGATAGAGGAAAGAAACTCAATTCCAATACCTCAAGACCCACACGCACCTAATTACTTGGAAGATGTACACAACGCATTATCTCAAAAACTAATTCAATCAAAAGGTTTATATGAAACAACACAAGAAGGCCCATTCCTCAGAGTCCGCCCACGCAACAATCAAGGAAACGCAAGCTCTGTTAGAGGCATTAGAGAAGAAGAACGGCCCATCCAAGGAAATACCACAGGATCATCTGGATACGACATTCCATCACGAATATCGGATGAGGAAATCAAAGCTCAAATAAAAAGTCCAAACAATTTAGCTAAACAGGTTGCTGATAATTATTCTTTAAGAACTCAAGGAAAACCATATGCTTTGCCTCAAATGGAGGAGAGTTCATTAAAGAAACAATCTGCAATTGGTCGCACGTTTATGCACGCTGCAACTGAAGACCCAGAATACAAAAAAGCAATATTTGAGGCATATAAAAAACAAATGCCAGAGTTAATTGAACAACATAACATTCAAAATTATGATGATTTAGTTAACAAATCATATAAACAATTGGCAAAAGAAACTGAAGATCAATTCAGAGAAATGCCAGTTAATATGAGTTATCATAAAAATGGCGAAGGAAATTACAAGTCTAGCGTTGAAATGCTCAAAGATGTACATGGAAATAATCATCTTTATGTTTATCAAGGTGGCGATCCCCACGATTTTCTAAATGCAATTGATCCTGAAACTGGATTAAACACAAACGAAAAATTTAGGGCTATTCACGATTATTTTGGACACGCAGTACATGGCAACACTTTTGGGCCAATGGGAGAAGAAACGGCCTGGGGCGCACATTCTCAAATGTTCTCACCATTAGCTAAATTAGCAATGACTGCTGAAACTAGAGGACAAAATAGCGTTGTTAATTACAGTCCTTTAAATGCTGAATTAAAGAAAAATCTTAATTTGCTAGAAAAAGCGATGGCAAGCACTAAAAATCCAGAAGATTTAAGTTTGCTGCAAGCTCAAAAAGATAAATTATGGGGAGAATTTCAATTTGCTCCTCAAAAATCCGTAATACTTCCTCCTGAATTTTCAGACGTAAATTACAAAGGCGGAATGCCTGAATACATTCAACCTTTAATTAAACCTAATCCAGAAACTGCAAAATCAACATTTTTAACTCATTTTAGTAATGAACCAAATTTAACATTTACCGATCCCTCAAGATATGGAAGTGGTATAGCTGGAGCAGAATCTGAAAGACTTAAAAATTATTCTGGTGCGGTAAAAGATAGGTCTTATTTTTATACTGGCAACCCAGAACAAGTAAAACCAGAGCCAGGTTTAGGAGCCTATAAATATATTTCTGAAGCAAACAATTTATATGATATTTCTCAAGACCCATTAAAATTAAGAACATTGGCACAAGAAGCTAATAGAACTCCTTGGAGATCGAATGTAAATGCAGGCCAAACTTATAATGTAGAAAGTGATTTAGAACGATTAATTAAAGAACATGGATACCAAGGCTATATGACTGGGGATGTAACTGCTCCGTCTGCTGCATTATTTTATAAAACCCCAGTTACTAGATATGACGAAATTTTATCAAAAATCAATCAAGATGTACATTCACCCAATTATTTAGAAGATTTACATAAAGCATTAGCTCAAAAACCAATAGACGTAACAGACGTTCACGCTCCAAACTACTTAGAAGACATACATAACCAACTGGCAAATCAACAATAAATTTGCAATTTGTCAGAATAGTATTACAATCTGACACTATGAAGAAAACAGTTAAATCACACCCCAACCGAACAGGCAGGCCCACTCTTTACAAAGAGCAATATGCCCAAGAACTCATAGATTATTTTAATCAGCCTGCATACTCAGAGAAAACAGTTATTCTCCCAAATGGAGTAGAACGGACTGAAAGATTATCTAATCTATTCCCAACACTAACCCGATTTGCTGCCAGTAGAGGTGTCACAAGAGACACTTTACACGAATGGGCTAACGCAAAAGATGAGAACGAAAGACTTAAACATCCTGAGTTTTCCGACGCATATAAGGTTGCAAGGCAGTTACAGGAGTCTGTTTTAGTTGAAGGTGCTACGGCAGGGGTCTTTAACGCACAGTTTTCAATCTTCACCGCAAAGAACATTTTAGGTTGGAGAGACAAGACCGAACAAGAGATTACAGGTGCATCTGGTGGGCCACTTCTTATGCAAGTAGCAACCGACAATGACGCTTAAGTACACAGAGAAACAGATTGAGGCCATGAAATTGATGAGTGGAGACCCCACTTACGTCATGCTATTTGGTGGGTCAAGGTCGGGTAAGACGTTCATCACTATCAGGCAAATAGTAACCAGGGCGATCAAAGCAGGCGGTTCAAGGCACACAATTCTCAGGTTTAGGTTCAATCACGTTGTCAACTCGGTGGTTTACGATACATTCCCAAAGGTGATGAAGATTTGTTATCCAACGGTCAACTATAAGTTAGATAAAACGCATTGGTTTGCGAAGCTGGACAATGGATCAGAGATTTGGTTTGGTGGATTAGATGACAAGGAAAGGACGGAGAAGATTCTAGGTATGGAGTTCAGCACAATTTACTTGAATGAGTCCAGCCAGATAGCTTGGGGTTCGGTTGGGATTGCAATGACTCGACTGGCTCAGAAAGTCAATCAGCAAATCATGGTGGATAAAAAGATTGAGATGAAGCCTCTTAAGCCAAGGATGTTCTTTGACTGCAACCCGCCAGATAAAAACCATTGGACGTACAAGTTATTTGTGCAGCGCAGAGACCCAGAGACAGGAACCAACCTTTACACTCCCGAGGATTACGCATACTTTCAAATCAATCCTAAAGACAATGTGGATAACTTGTCGGACGGATACTTAAAGACTTTGGAAGGATTGTCAGCCAGGCTCAGAAAACGATTCCTTGAAGGAGAGTTTACAGATGCTAACCCTAACCAATTGTTTACTGACTTGTACTTTGATCGTTGGCGCACTCAAGAGGAAGACTTACCTGAGTTTGTGCGAGTTGTTGTTGGAGTTGACCCTAGTGGAGCAGGAGACTCTGACAATGCTGACAATGATGCAATTGGCATTATCGTAGGAGCTTTGGGGACGGATGGGAACGCATACTTACTTGAGGACTGCACAGTCAAAGCAGGGCCTGCAACCTGGGGAAAAGTCGCAACAAGTGCATACGACAGGCACAACGCAGACATATTGGTGGGTGAGAATAATTATGGTGGTGCAATGGTTGAAATGGTTATTCAGGCATCTAGACCAAGAACTAACTACAAGTCAGTCCTTGCCACTCGATCAAAGATGGTCAGGGCAGAGCCGTTTGCTCCACTTTACGAACAGGGAAAAATCAGGCACGTTGGAAGGTTCGCAGATCTAGAGGAAGAACTTGGAGGATTTAGCACCAATGGTTACAATGGATCTAAGTCCCCAAACAGAGCAGACGCTTGGATTTGGGTGCTAACCGAACTGTTTCCTGCAATTTTGCGATCAAAAGTTGAGAAAAAATCACAAAATGCACCGAAAAAACAGTTTAATTCTAATAATTCACCTGGATTTTGGATGTAAACATGGCAACAAACACCGAAGACGAAATTATCCGCAGAGCGCACGACAACTTTAAACATTGTTTGGACTGGGAACAAGCGTCCCGACAAAGTTTTAGGGAGGACATGAGGTTCTTATTTGCCGACTCGGACAACCAGGACCAATGGGAGCCTGCGGTTAAGGCCAGACGCAGACTGAACACTCAGCCCATGATCACTATTAATAAGGTGCATACGCATTGGCTGCACGTTGTTAATAACCTAAAAGAAAACAAACCGTCTGTTAGCGTACATCCAACAGGAAATGAGGGAACTTATGAAGCTGCTGAAATCTTTGAAGGATTGGTTCGTCACATTGAGTACATATCTAACGCAAAAACTGCGTACGATATGGCAGCGGAGCAACAAGTAGGTGGTGGAATAGGATATTGGACGGTCACAACCGCCTACGCAGATGATTCCACATTTGACCAGGAGATATACATTCGGGAAGTTCCAGACGCAATGAGCGTTTATCTTGATCCACACATTAAGAAAAGGGATGGTTCAGACGCTCGGTTTGGGTTTATCTATGAAGATATGCCAAGGGAAGTGTTTGAGATGAAGTACCCAGGTGAGTCCGTTCCAATGGCTTATTCAGGTGGGGCGCAATCTTGGGTTACCAAGGATGTTGTTCGGTTGGCTACTTATTACGAACGTGAGAATAAAAAGGAATGGCTTTATTCAATCCCAAATGAAGACGGATCAATGAAGTTTGAGCGTCAATCAGATATGACTAAAGAAGAAGTCAAGATGCTGAATGAGGCTATTCGGATGGGTGCGGACATCGAGCGCAGGCGCATTGACAAGAATGTTATCCACAAGTATTTAATTGGTGGGAATAAGATTTTAGAGAAGGGAATTTGGGCAGGGAAGTACGTTCCAATCGTCCGAGTACCTGGTGAGGAAATGCAGATTGAGGGCAGATTAGACCGTAAGGGATTAGTCCGATACATGAAGGATGCACAAAGAGCATACAACTACAACGCTTCAGCAGCCTTGGAATATGGTGCTCTACAGTCAAAATCTCCGTATTTAGCCCCAGTTGAGGCAATAGAGGGACTAGAAAACTACTGGGCAACGGCAAATACTGAGAATCATGCTTACTTAGCTTACAACCATGCGGACGAAAACGGCAACCCTATTCCTGCTCCAGCAAGGTCTCAGCCTCCGTCCTCTGCTCCAGTTTATATGGAAGGAATGCAAGTCGCTGAGAATGAAATGATGATGACTTCAGGCCAGTACCAACAGACATTTGGGGCGCAAGGCCAGGAGCTTTCAGGGGTTGCAATTGGCAAACGTCAATACATGGGAGAAAGGGTAACGTACCACTTCCAAGACAATCAAAACATGGCTATCCAGTTTACAGGTAAGATTTTGATTGATCTGATTCCTAAGATATACGACACAAAACGGACTATTAGAATTTTGGGAGAGGATGGCACAGAACAAGAGGTAATGATTGACCCAACTCTTAAAACGGCCTACAAACAAATGGAGAACAAGGAGGAGGCCAAAATCTCCACAATTTTTAATCCGTCTGTTGGAAGTTATGATGTAGTTGCAGAATCTGGTTCTAACTATGAAACTAGAAGACAGGAAGCATTTGCTGCAATGTCTCAAATGATTGGTCAACAACCGCAACTCGCACAGGTTATCGGTGATCTATATATGGGTTCGGCTGACTTTCCTAATGCAGATAAATTGCAGGAACGGATGAGAAACTGGATTCCTCCAGCCATTTTGGGAACTGGGCCAAGCGAACAAGAGCAGGCTTTAATGCAACAACTCCAACAGTCTCAACAAGTTATTGCTGCGCTGACTCAACAGGTTCAAGACAGGAAAGTAGATCAAGTCATGGAGAAACAAAGACTTGATATGGACGCTCTCAACCATCTGGCTATCAGATTGGAGAAAGAGCGAGACAGTTTAATTAGTGCATTCAAGGCTGAGACCGAAAGATTGAAGACACTTATTAAGGATGTGAACCCTATGCAACTGGGGGGAATTACTGACAAGATGGTTGGAGAGATCGAACAAGCCAAAAATCCTGCTCAAGACATTAACCCCGATTACATAGACCCCTCACAATATTTGCAAAATGCTATCCCAACCATTACAGGATGAAAATGGAAACTACAGTTGAACAAACCGTAACTGAAGGAAATAACCAGGCTGACGC